AAGTCCCAAGATTTATTAAACCTAGCGTTAGATATTTCAGCTGCTACTGGCAAGAGCGTAGAGTCCGTATCCAATGCCTTAGGTAAGGCCTATGAAGGCAATACCAGCTCTTTAACCCGTCTAGGCATTGGATTATCAGCTGCCGAAATTAAGACCCTTGGATTAGAAGGCACAGTAAAGCAATTAGCTGAAACCTTTGGCGGAGCAGCAACAGTTCAAGCCAATACCTTTGAAGGTCAAATTGCAAGACTCAAAGTGGGCTTCGACGAAGCTAAAGAATCGGTAGGAGCTGCTTTATTGCCTACCCTACAAAGGTTATTAGATTATTTTATTAACACAGTTATCCCTAAGTTTATAGAATTCAAGGATGCAGCACTTAGGCCAGTTACGGATGCTATTGCTAGAAATAAAGAATCATTAACTATTCTTTATAACTTTATTAAAGATTTCGTAGTTCCGGTATTGATCAATAACCTTGGCGGAGCACTTGGATTTATTGGCAAAGTTGCTGGTGGAATTTTAGATGTTATTGGCGCAGTAGTTAATGGCATAAAGAGTGCAGTTAATTTTGCTATTGATGCAATAAATGTTCTTATCCGCGCTTATAATGCAGTCCCACTTCTGCCTAATGTGCCTACTATTTCTAAGCCATCATTCTCAGCCCCCAGCACTCCTAGCAGCTCAACGCTCCCAAAGGTTGCTACTGCTCCAAGCCCAAGCGTTCCAGCAGCTCCTAAGCCATCAACTACTCCAAGCACTCCATCAGCCTCTACTCCTAGTGCTCCATCAACGCTAGTTCCAAGCGGTAATGCAATTCCTTCTGGATTTGATGTTGCTGCCGTAAGAGCTGGAGAAGAGCGCGGCAATGTCGTAATCAATGTAAATGCCCCTTCCGCTATTGATGAAGAAGGATTTACTAGAGCAGTTATCTTGGCGCTTAATAACTCAACTAATCGCGGAACTACTGGCGCTGGAGATCTAAGGACTTCGGCTCAAATCCTATGACGCTTTGGACCCCCGATTGGAAGATTCTAGTCAATGGCAGCGAATTAACCTCGGTTACTTTAAGCAACCTAACTATTACCTCTGGCCGTCAGGATATTAACTCACCTACTCCAGCAGGTTATTGCTCGCTAGAAGTAATAAATACTGATGGCACTAATTATGATTTTAGTATTAACACCTCAGTAACCATTGAAGTCAAAGATACTACTGGCGCTTATGTCGCCATTTTTGGCGGTCGCGTTTCAGACTTAAGACAAATAGTCCGTAGCGCAGGATCTAGCGCAGTAATTACTAGCCTAAGAATTACCGCCATTGGAGCATTGGCTAAAACTCAAAGAGCAATATTTGATGGCAACCTAGCCGAAGGTTTAGACGGCGCGCAGATTACAGACTTGCTAGATGATTTATTGCTAGCCAGTTGGAATGAATTGCCACCAGCCGAAACTTGGGCAACTTACCAACCTGCTACCGAGATTTGGTCTGATGCGGGAGATGTTGGACTTGGCGAGATTGACGCTGGCGAATATACAATGGTCAGTCGTCAAATTACAGATAGCGTCATCTACCCAATCATCAATCAAATTGCTAGCTCGGCCCTTGGTTATATGTATGAAGATGCCAATGGCAATATTAACTATGCCGATGCCAGCCATCGCCAAGATTATTTAATAGCCAACGGCTACACAGACTTAGACGCTTCTCACGCCATCGCTTCAGGCATTGGCGTAATTCAGCGCCAAGGCGATTTGAGCAATAAGATAATTATGGACTATGGCAACAATTTCAATAACTCCTATACTGCTCAAGATTTAGACTCCCAAGCCGAATATGGCCTATTTGCCGAGCAATTCAATAGCTATCTAAAGAACGCGGCTGATGTTGAGGATGTAGCAGATCGCCTTATTGGTCTAAGGGCTTGGCCTAGAAATACCTTCCAATCGATTACCTTTGCCCTTCAATCGCCCGAGATTGATGACGCTGATAGAAATGCCCTGCTAAATATATTTATGGGTATGCCAGTCAGAATTACCAACCTGCCCCTTAATATCCTAGGTGGCGAATTTACTGGCTTTATCGAGGGCTGGACTTTCAACGCCTCAGTCTCGGGCCTATCAGTTACCTTCTTGGCTACCCCAACAGAGTTCTCGGCCTTTGCTCAACAATGGGCTCAGGTCAATGCAGCAGAAAGCTGGAATAGTGTGCTTAATACCTTAGAATGGCAAGATGCGATAGGAGTTATTAGCTAATGGCCAATACAACAAATTACAACTGGGAAACCCCAGACGATACGGATCTAGTCAAGGATGGCGCTTTAGCCATTAGAACACTTGGAAGCTCAATTGATACTTCAGTTAAGTCTTTAAGTCCAGGAACTACTGCTGGAGATATTGATTACTACACCAGCAGCACCGCAAAGGCTAGATTAGCTATTGGATCTAATGGTCAATTGCTTCGCGTCAATTCTGGTGCAACTGCTCCTGAATGGGCTCTTGGCGTTAATTTACAACTAAACGCTCAGACTGCCACTTATACAGTTGTATTAGGCGATGCCTTCAAATTAGTAACTATGTCCGTTGCTGGTGCTAATGATTTCCAGATTCCAACGAATGCCAGCGTTGCATTTCCAATTGGCACAGTTATCAATGTTATTCAAATCGGTGCAGGTCAGACCACAATTAAGGCAGTTACTTCAGGCACTACTACAATCTCATCAACAGGAGCTACTGCCACAACTCCTAAGTTAAGAGCGCAGTTCTCAGCCGCTTCTTGCATCAAGGTCGCAACCGATACTTGGTATGTTGTAGGAGATATTGCCTAATGAGTTTACTCGGGATTATTGCTTCTCAAAATTATCCGCGTTCAGTTGCATTTGATATTGATTATTTAGTGGTTGCTGGCGGCGCTGGCGGCGGTGGAAACACTGGCGGTGGCGGCGGAGCTGGTGGTTACAGAAACTTTACTGCGCTATCTATTTTAACTGGAACTAATTATTCAGTAACAGTAGGAGCTGGCGGCGCTGGCGGTGATGGCCCTACTACTGCTAGAGGAAGTAACGGAAGTAATTCCACATTTAATACTTCATCTTCAACAGGCGGTGGCGGAGGCGGCGCTTCAAATAATAATTCTGGAAATAATGGTGGATCTGGCGGTGGCGCTGCAAGAGGTGCGCAAGGTGCTGCCAATGGCGGAACAGGAAACGCAGGTAGCTATTCACCATCCGAAGGTAATAATGGTGGAAACAATGGTAATTCTGGTGCTTCAGGCGGCGGTGGCGGTGCATCTGCGGTTGGTGGTAATGCTGGAACAGGCGGCGGTGCAACTGGTGGCGCAGGTGGCGCAGGAACAGCCAATTCAATTACAGGATCTTCAGTAACTTATGCTGGCGGCGGTGGCGGTGGAAGCTACGAAGGAGCTGCTGGAGCAGGTGGCGCTGGTGGGGGCGGTGCAGGCGCTTTAGACGGAAATAATCCAGTTGCTGGAACTGCAAATACTGGTGGCGGCGGTGGTGGTGGAAATAACAGCAATAGTCCTACAGGTTCTAGTTCTGGCAGAGCAGGCGGAAGCGGTGTTGTAATTATTAAATATCCAGATACTCGGACAATAACCTTTGGCGCTGGAGTAACTGGGACTGAAAGTGCTGCAAGTGGCGGTTTTAAACGCGCAACGATTACTGCTGGCACAGGAAATGTGAGTTGGTCATAATGGCACATTACGCATTTTTAGATGGAAACAATTTAGTTACTGAAGTTATTACAGGCATTGATGAAAATGAACTTATTGAAGGCTTAGACACAGAAACTTGGTATGGCAATTTTAGAGGTCAAACTTGTAAGCGCACTTCATACAATAACAACATACGCAAGCAATATGCTGGCATAGGCTATACCTATGATGCCGTCAATGATGTATTTATATTGCCACAGCCTTATCCATCTTGGTCGCTAAATGAGAACTTTGATTGGCAAGCGCCAACACCAATGCCCATAGAGGGCAGATGGTATTGGGATGAAGATAGCCTAAGCTGGCTGGAACAATCTTTATAGATTATGGCCAAATTATGTGCAGCAGGTATTCAACTTCGGGAGCAAATCGATGACGATTATCCTGATCGCGATAGGAAGTCTGACGGCTGGATTGCTGACGCTAGGCATCTTGCTAAAGGCAGTTCTGACCATATACCAATCGATGGAATCGTTAGAGCTTTAGATATTGATGCTGATTTATCAGCTCACAAAGAAGAGGCTTACGCGTTAGTTGAGAAGATTCGCAAGTTAGCCAAGAAGGGCGATAAGCGAATTAAATACATAATCTACGATGGAAAGATTATGAGTCCGATACTGGGATGGAAGCGCAGAGCTTATAAAGGCGCTAACCCTCACCGGTCGCATTTCCATATTTCATTCACAACTTTGGGAGACAAAGATGGCAGTTATTTTAACCTCGAAGGAGAAGCTAATGAGCGACTTAAAGAAAATGGCAGAGAGCTGGGCAAAGACATTCCTAGCAACGGCGCTAGCGACTTACCTAGCAGTCGGCCTAGATGTAAATGCAATTGCCAATGCAGCTCTCGTATCAGTCTTGCCTAGCATCATCAATTGGCTCAACCCTAACTACGAGCGTTACGGCAAAGTCCGTTAATGCCAGCGGCTGAATTGGCCACCTTAGTAGCTTCAGTTCTAGGATCTATTGCCTTACTGATTGCTGGACTTCGCTACATAATTAAATTGGAGAATATTCCAATAGTGTCGCGCCTTGATAAAATGGAGAGTCAGTTAGAATTGGCCCTAGCGAGAGGGGTCAGAAATGGCAACGCGAAAGCGCGTAAGTAAGAAGGCAGTCAAGCGTCCTAAGAGGCGTAGAACTACTAAAGAAACGCCTTTAACAAAGCTTGATTTCTGGGCTATCGCTGCTAATGAAGTTTATAAAGCTTGCCGTAGAGCTGGTATGGATGAAGGAACTGCCTTAGCCTTTGCTATGGATCGCAGCTCTTATCCTGATTGGATAGTCCCTGCCGATGACCCAATTAAGAAGATTGGTTGGGAAGATGGCGAGGAAGATAACTAATTTACTTTCGAGAGGTTGAGCTCTTTGAGGCTCTCAAGTCGCTTTATCCAGACTTGACGCCTTTATCAGCGACCGACCGAGCGGATGGCATTACCCACAATTCCTATATCGAGCTTAAATGCCGTAGGACTCATTACGACACTTTGATGATTGAGAAGAAGAAGTGGGATTATCTGGCCGATATAAGGGCTAGAACGGGCTCTAAGACCCTTTATATCAATGCGACACCTAAAGGGGTCTATCAATTCGACTTAGGGGCTATAACCGAGCCTGAGTGGGCTTTAAAGCGCTTGCCTATAACTACTGACTTTGCCAACAAAGCCACCAACGAAAGACTAGCTGGCTATTTAGACATACGACTCGCCGACTTATTACTTGTCTAAATCTATTTAGACCCTTAATCTATTTACCTAAATCCATTTAGGGTTTAGAGATTAGGGAGCAAAATGATAAATAAAGTAACCCTAATTCGATTTGATTCTCAAGCAGGGGCTTGGACTGATGAGACAAATTGGGTTAAGGGATCAATAATAAGACGATTCGCTAAAGAGCGGATGGGTAAGAAGCAGCTGAGAGGCCGTTTATCTAAGGCTGAAATCTCTGCATATTGGTTAGATAAATATGGGGTGAGTGCAGATGTTTCCTAATTTATCTGATGAAGCAGTAGTAGGAATAATCATTGGAGTTCCATTTATCGGCCTTTATATCTGGATTTTATTTACTTCAGCTAAAGCCAAAGCTTTCAATGAAGGCTATAAGAGAGGGAGAGCAAGTGTCCGATACACAGAGATCCTTAAGTGAGTGGCTCGACGATGCTGGTTCTACCTTATTCGACCGAGGGATTGAGTATGGAGACCCGAGGCACAATTTTCTACGCATTTACAAAATCGCGAGAGCACTCGGTATTCAGCTCAGAGACCCATCTGAATTGGCACTTATTGCTATTGCAACAAAACTCTCAAGAATGGTGGAAAGTCCAGAGCGCGAGGATTCGTATCTCGATCTCATTGGATACGCCGCTATCTTGGGTCGATGCAGATTTTCTACTCCAGAAGATTGGGACTACATTGAGTCTGACTCGCAATCATAATCAAAATCAATACTGCGATTACTGCAAATATCGCTGGGGAGCAAATAAGAACGGCTGGGATTTAAGGGCAATGACTCCAGCAGTTTGGAAAGTCCAAAGCGAGACACCGCTTCGCAAAGCACAGGTCAGGTTCTATTGCCAGCCTTGCGCCGATGAAGCACAGAACTGGCCAGATGGCACATTTTATTCGTTAAAAGAACAGTTAGAAGATGCGATAAGTAATTTCGCAGGAAGAGAGAAGTTAAATGTCGAATTACCTTGATGATTATGTATCAGTGCAAGACCGATTGAAGGAGTTTATAAATGCTTACCCCGATTACAGAATTAAAACTCATATCTTGGCGGAGTCGCTTGTGGCTAATTGTGATGTCTATATCATTAAAACTGAGTTATATCGCACTGAAGCTGACGCACATCCTTGGACTACAGGTTTATCCTCTGAGTCTAAGTCAAAGCAATATGCACTCGAGCTTGCGGAAACTGGATCGTTGGGACGCGCACTTAACCTCGCTGGATACTTCGCTAAGACTAAACCGAGCCCAAAGAAGGCAATTGAAACGACTAAGCCAGCTCTTGCGG